ACAGAAAATGAAACTCATTTTGAAACATCAATTATGCTACCAGCAATTGATAACCAAAAAGTTTGGGCAGGATTAAAACTAACTAATGATCAATTAGTTGCAACTGATGCTAACCAAGTATTTTTTAAATTTCAAACTGATGCTACTAACTCAGAAGCATTTACTGATTTTACTAAATGGCATTTTGTTCACAGTATTGGTGGTACTGACTACATAAGTCAATTACCTATTACTGTTGCGGCAAACACGCCTTATCATTTAAAAATTACAATTGATTCAAATAGAAAAGCATCAATTTTTGTAAATGGTCAACAGTATAATGTAACATCTACTTCTGGCTCAACTGGTGGTACAGCAGTAACAACTGGTACTACTAAATCTGCGGCTTTAACTGACGATATTGATTTAATTCCATACGTTGGTATTGAAGCAGGAGCAGCGGCGGCTGAAGCAGTAAACGTACATTATGTTTGCTGTAGTAGAAACGTATACGAATAATATAACGGCTAGGGTGTAACAGCCCTAGCCTTTTTTTTACATAGGAGAAACAAAATGGCAGACGCAGTTACAAGTCAAACAATATATGACGCTGTTGGATCGAAACACGCCATAATGAAATTTACTAATATTTCTGATGGTAGTGGTGAATCATCTGTTAAAAAAGTTGATGTATCAGCTTTATCAGCAGGAAGAGATGGAACAGCTTGTTCAAAAGTTGACATAGAAAAAATTTGGTATGACATTGGTGGAATGCGTGTTGATATAGAATGGAATGCAACAAGTAATGTTAAAGCATTAGTTCTAGGTGGCAGTGCAGCAGCAGGTAATGTTCAAGGACACTTAAACTTTTCAGAGTTTGGTGGAATTAAAAATACTGAAGCATCTGGATACGATGGTGATATTGATTTGACAACAAGTGGTCACACTAATTTAGATCATTACACAATTGTAATGAAATTAAAGAAAACATACTAGGAATAAGATATGGCAACTTCTGGAACTAAAACTTCTACTTTATATGTTGATGAAATTATCGATGAGGCTTTATCTCGTATAGGCAGTGAGCCTACTACAGGAAAAGAAGCAAGTAGTGCAAGAAGAACTCTTAATATAATGATGCGTGAATGGGCTAACAGAGGCATTCAACTATGGACAATAGATGAAGCTACACAAACTGTTACTGAAGGCACATCAAATTATACATTAGATTCTTATACTTTAGACATACTAGAAGCTGTCATATCAAGAACAGAAAACAGTCAACGAACTGATTTTCAAATGGATAGAATTAACAGAGAAGATTATTTAAACATTCCTGTTAAAGCAACTAAAGGAAGACCATCACAGTTTTTCTTAGATATGCAAAGAGCAGCACCTGTAATATACTTATATCCAACACCAGATAATTCTACAGACGTTTTTCGTTATAGTAGAAGAAATAGAATAGAAGATATTACTGCTTCTACAGAAACTATAGACATACCAGATAGTTTTTTACCATGTGCAGTTAGTGGACTTACTTATTATATGGCACAAAAAAGACCACAAGTAGATATTAATAGAAGACAAGAATTAAAATTACAATACGAAGAAGAATTTAAAAGAGCCATAGATGATGGCAGAGAAAAAGTTGATTTAAAAATTTATCCTAAACTAGCGAGGGCTTAATGGATAACATAAAAAAAACAGACAGTGAAAAATGTCCTAAATGTACTTGTTTTTGTGATGATTGTGAATGCACATCAGATCAAGGATGTCCTAAATGTAATTGTTATGAGTCTGAGGATTAAAAATGGCATTTGCAAAAGGTAAATATGCTAAAGCTATATCAGATAGAAGTGGTTTTGCATATCCATACACAGAAATGGTTAAGGAATGGAATGGTTCTTTAGTACACAAATCAGAATTTGAACCTAAACATCCTCAATTAGAACCAAAAAGACATGCAGTTGATGCAGAGGCATTAAAAGATGCTAGTCCACAAGTAAAATTGTATGGTTCTGACCAATTATATAATGGATCTATTAATACATTACAAAAAAGATTAGGTATTACTGCTGAAGATAAAAGAATAAGAGGTAGTTTTACTTTAGCGACAGGCAATACATTAGCTACAGCATTGACATCTAGTGCAAGTTTAGGTAGTGTATCAATTAGTGTCTCATAAAGTAAAATTATTTGTAGCAACACCAGCTTATGGTGGATGGTTGTGTGAAGATTACTTCCATTCTATGTTAGAATTACAAACTTTTTGTAATCAAGAACAGATTCCTTTTCGTATACAAACACTTGGAATGGAATCTTTAGTTACTAGAGCAAGAAATACGTTAGTAGCAAACTTTTTAGATGATGAAGATGCTACACACTTGTTGTTTGTTGATGCTGACATAGGATTTAAACCTCAAATTGTCAAAAGAATGTTAGATTTTGATCATGAGGTAGTTTGTGCACCATATCCAATGAAATTAATTAATTGGAGTGCTATACCACAGTTAGTAAAAGATGATTTAGACTATAAAACACTTAGTTTACCTTATGTGTTAAATTTTAAAGATAAAGATAACATAGAAGTTAAACAAGGTTTTGCAAATGTATTAGATGCGGCTACTGGATTTCTTTTAATTAAGAAAGAGGCTCTTTTAAAAATGGTAAAAGAGTATCCAGAGTTACATTACAATACAGATCAAATATTAAATGGAAAAGAATATAATTCAAAGAACACTTATTTGTTTTTTGATACAATGAAGGATGACGATGGAAGGTATTTATCAGAAGATTACGCTTTCTCAAGAAGATGGCAAAAAATTGGTGGAACAATCTGGGCAGACCTCTCATCAGAACTCATCCACTACGGACAATACAAGTTTCAAGGACAACTCTGGAAACACTTCGACAAAAAAAAGTAAAGACGTAACTGTTAAAGTTACAGGAATAGAATCAAAAATATTTAGAGGAGATTTATAATGGCTGACGCTACAGTTACACCTATAAAATCAACAGTAGTAATAAAAAACCCTAAAAAAGGTTTTATAAGAAAATTATCTTCTGAAGAAGTAAAGAAATACGAAGAAAGAGAACAACGTCTTATTAAAGAAGGAAAAAGGAAAAAATAATGGCTGATGATGCTTCAATAACACTTACAGCAACTGTATTACCAGATGAAATAGCCAAAACTATTTCTGGTAGCGTGAGTATAAGTCCTGCTGACGCAAATGATAAATGGTATTATAAATTAACAAGTGTTTCTAATGCAAGCACAGATTTAATTGCAGGATATTTTACAGATTATACTGCTGTAGATGATGATACAGCACCAACTGCTGTTGCTACAGGAGATAAAGTTAATTTTTTATTTATTAAAAATACTGATTCTTCTAATGATGTTTATATTGTTTTAGATGCAGGAACTGCTTCTACTTCTGTAACAGATGGAATTAAAATAGCCGCAGGTCATTCTTGGTTTGCAAATTTACCAAACACAACTGTTGCTGATATACATGCAATTTCATCATCTTCTACTGTAACATGTATAGTAGCAGCATTATTGGATGATGTAGGTTAGGAGATAACATGGCAACAATGACATATGCGACTTTAACGCAAGACCTTAAAGATTGGATGGAAAATGATGGAACAGAATTTTCTAATGAAACAGATAATTTTATTGGATTAGCTGAACAAAGAATTGTAAGAGATATAGATCCACAGGCTTTTACAAAAAGTGCTTTTTCATCTTTTAATGTTAATGACAGATTTGTAACAAAACCAACTGATGCTTTAGTTATAAGACATCTTTTATATCTTGATTCTGACAGTAAAAGACATTTTTTAGAAAAAAGAACAGACGAATATATATATGATTATTGGCCGACAGCAGCAACAACAGGAACACCAAAATATTTTGCTAATTACAATGACACAGAAATTTTAGTAGCACCAACACCAAGTGCTGCATTACGAATAGAAATGAGTTATGTTCAAAGATTAGACCCATTATCAAGTACCAATACAACAAATTGGTTAACAACAAATGCACAAGAATTAATCTTGTTTGGAGCATTAATGGAGGCTTGTACATTTAGTAAGAATAGAGAAGATTTACAAATTTATTCATCAAGATACAAAGCTTCTGTTGATTCAATAAATAATCAAGCAAGACGAAGAAGAAGAGATGATTACAATGCTCCCATGAACGTACTGGGAGAAAATAATATACAACAAGCGACTACATAGGAGAAATTAAATGGCAATAACGCAAACATTAACAGACACTTTCTTGCAAGATTGTTTAGATGGTGGACATAACTTAGGAAATGGTGGAAATACTTTAAAAATAGCATTATACACATCAAGTGCAACTTTAGGTGCAACTACAACAGCATATACTACTTCAAATGAAGTAAGTGGAACAGGGTATACAGCAGGAGGAGCAACTCTTTCAAGTCAAGCTGTTGCTTTTGATTCATCAAATAACGTAGCATATTTTGATGCAGCAGATCCTGCATTTACCACAGCTACAATTACTGCTCGTGGTGCTTTAATTTATAATAATTCTAAATCAAATGCATCTATTGCAGTTTTAGATTTTGGTTCTGATTTTACATCAACAGCAGGCACTTTTACAATTCAATTACCTTCAGCGGCTCACAATACAGCTATAATTAGGATTAGTTAAACATGGCATCTGGTACAGGTGGATACAATGCTGCTGCTTATGGTGATAATGGCTGGAATGATGGAGCATTAATATCTGAAGCAGGTATTGCAGCAGATTTAGTTTTAGGAACTGAAACACCTACAGCTAATGCTGACGTAACAGAAGGAACTACCCCAGAATTAGGGGCTATAGGTTCTCTTGCATCATTTGCTGCTATTACAGGAACTTCTCTTGTTTCACCAACTGGACAAGGTGGAACTTTAGCAACAGGAACAGTAAAATTTTGGACTGTTTTAGATACAACATCTGATGGAACAGAAACTTGGACAACAGGACACGCAAATTAAGGAAATAATATGTCAAATTATACACAACTAGGCTTTATAAAGCAAACTGATGGAGAAAATGAGGGTTCATGGGGTGACGCACTTAATGAAAATCTTATTGATTTGTTGGATGACGCTATTGGTGGATATGTAGAGGTTAGTGTTGCTTCTGGTAACGTAACTTTAGCTTTTGCTGATGGAACAGCAGATAATAATGGAAGACACGCAGTAATTAAATTTACTGGATCTCCCGGCACAACTAGAACAGTTACTTTTCCAGATAAACAAATAAATTATTTTATTGTTAATGGATCAGATAGTTCAGTAATTTGTACTTCTGGCACTGGAGCGGCTACTGTTACTATTCCAACTGGAATGAAAGATGTTATCTACATAGATGGCAGTGATGAAGTTTACAGTATGTTTGGAACTCCACATTTATCATCTTCTGGTAATTTTACTGTAGATGCAACAACAGACATTATTCTTGATGCTGATGGTGGAGACATATTTTTTAAAGATGGTGGCACTACTTTTGGTAGTGCAACAAATACAAGTGGAAATTTAATAATTAAATCTGGTACTACTACAGCATTAACTTTTAGTGGAGCAAACGTAACAGCCGCAGGAAATTTAACAGTAGATGGTAACTTAGATGTTACTGGAACTTTAGACCTAAGTGATTCAAACTTTACCAATGTTGGTTCTTTACAATTAGATTCAATTGCAGGTGATGGAGATACAAATACTTCAATAACTTTTTCTGGTTCTGATGTTATTACAGTAACAGCAGGTGGAGATGCTCAATTTACATTTAACAATGGTTCAATTGTTCCTTCTACTGATAATGATATTGATTTAGGAACATCTTCCTTAGAATTTAAAGATGGATATTTTGATGGTACACTTTATGCAGATGCAATAAATTTTAATGGTACTGCTATAGCTTCAACTGCGGCTGAATTAAATATTGTAGATGGTAATACAAGTGCTACTTCTACAACAGTTGCTGACGCTGATAGAGTTGTATTAAATGACAATGGAACAATGGTTCAAGTTGCAGTTACTGATTTAGCGGCTTACTTTGATGATGAAATTACAGCAATGCCTAATCTTACTTCTGTTGGCACACTTACTACTTTAACTGTAGATAATGTAATTGTAAATGGAACAACAATTGGTCATACTGATGACACTGATTTAATAACATTAGCAGATGGTATAGCAACTGTAGCAGGAGAAGTATCCATGACTACTTTAGATATTGGTGGAACTAATGTTACAACGACTGCCGCAGAATTAAATTTAATTGATGGTGGCACAGCAAGAGGAACAACTGCATTAGCAGATGGAGATGGTATTTTAATTAATGACAATGGTACTATGAGAATGACAAATGTAACCACTGTAAAAACTTATATGGCAGGTACTGCCGCAAGTAAAGGGTTTGCCACAGCAATGGCAATTGCCCTTTAGTTTAACAATAAATAGGAGATAATATGGCACAAGATTTTGAATCCAATGGAGCAAGAGTAACAAACTCTGCTACAACAATTTACACATCTAACTCAGATGATGCAATTGTTGGATTAAGATTAGCTAACATATTAACTGCGGCTGTAACAGTAGATGTTTATATTACAGAGGGTGGTTCAACTGACCGCTATCTTGTTAAAACATTGAGCATACCACCGGGAAGTAGTGTAGAATTGATTCAAGGCGGATCTAAACTAGTGCTTCAATCTGGTGATGTAGTCAAAGGTTTATGTGGAACAGCTAACGGCATTGATGCGTGGATTAGTGTAGTTGATACAATAAGCGAATAAGGAGATAATATGATAACAGAATTAGGTGGCCCAATTTACATTGGCGATACTCCCGGTGGAGAATCTTTACCAGAACATGATTCTACTATTGATAGAAGTCAAATAATAAAAAATTCTGTAGTAGCAGGGCCGATAACAATAAACGCAACTGTAACAGTTGAAGGAAACTTAGTGGTAGTATAATGGCAAATATAGAATTAGACGGTGCAAATAAAAAAATAAAGGTAGACTCTGGTGATTTAACATTTGATGTACCGGGTGATATTATATTAGACGCTGATGGTGCAGATTTAGTATTTGCAGATGGCGGAACTAATATTTTAAAAATAACTAATAGTTCTTCAGATGTTGTATTACAACCTCAAGTAGACGCTAAAGATATTATTTTTAAACAATATGATGGAACAGAAGTAGCTAAAATTGATGATGATGGTTCATTTAAAGTTGCAAACTCTACTCTAGGTATTAGTCAAAGTTCTTCTGATGTAATTATTAAACCATTAACTGATGCTAAAGATATAATATTTCAACAATATGATGGAACTGCTGTAGCAACAGTAGAAGATAATGGAACATTAAATATTCCTGCAAGTAAATTAGCAATAGGTGGTACAGCAGTTACATCAACTGCCGCAGAACTTAATATTTTAGATGGAGTCACAGCAACTGCCGCAGAAATAAATCTTATAGATGGTGGCACTGCTAGAGGCACAACAGCGATTGCAGACGGTGATGGTGTTTTAATTAATGATGCAGGAACGATGCGACAGACTACTGTTGAAACTCTTAAAACATATATTGGTGGTGCGGGTTTAGTACAAACTGGTAGGACTATAATATCTTCTGATACCGCAGGAATTTATTTAGATGATATATTTTCTACTACTTATACTAATTATATTGTTCTTATTAGAAACATGACTCCAGTAAGTGATGAAGATGATTTTAGATTTAGAGTAAATGTTAGTGGTACACAAAAATCAACAAGTGAATATATTTATATGACAGAATTTCTTGATACTGGAGGTGGCTCACAAGGACATGAAAGTAGTGCTTCAGATACAGAAATTAAATTAGCACATGATGTAGATAATGAAAGTTGGAAAGGTGGGTATAATGCTATTATGCATGTTAGCACACATCTTTCTGATGCATCTAATAGAGCGGCTTTTGTTATGAGTGGTACTGCTAGTTATATTGGCGATTCTGGTATTGGTTATGTTTCTCATTTTGGAGGAAATTATGCCGATAGTGATAGAGCCGCAGTCACTGGTTTAGATTTTTATTATAATTCTGGCTCTATAGCTAGAGGAGAAATAACTTGTTATGGAGTAACAATAGTATGAGTAAGGTTTGGAGAAATGGAGTAATTAGGGATGCAACTGTTGAAGAACAAAAAGAAATTGATGATAGACAAGCAAAAGCTGTATCTGAAAAACCAGCAAGAAAACTTGGTAAAATTAGACATATAAGAAATACAAAACTTCAAGAAACAGATTATCTTTCTAACTCTGATGTAACAATGCCAGACAATATAAAAACTTGGCGACAATCTTTAAGAGATATACCTCAAGATTATACAACAGAAACAAAGTATGATGAATTACTTGCTAGAAATGAACAAGGTAAATTAACAAACTCAATATGGACAATACCAAGTTAAGGAGATAAATAAATGGCAGAAATAAGAGTAAATACAACTGGAGGATTAAAACTGTATGATGCAGATAATTCGCATTATGCACAAATCGTAGCCGGTACTATTACATCTAATGTAGATGCTATAACACTAGGGCATGACACAGTTACTATTGCTGATAATTTATCTTTAGGTTCAGACTCAGCTATTCTTAAATTCGGAACTGATACTGAAATTGCACTTACTCATGTAGCTGATACAGGATTAAAATTAACAGATAGTGGTGGAACACCTACATTACAATTACACGATGCTAATGAATCTATTGCATCAGATGGTTCTAAAGTAATTATTACATCTGGTGGAACTGCATTTAGTTTACCAACTTCGGATGGCTCTAACGGACAAGTATTAACAACTAATGGTTCTGGTGTGTTATCTTTTGCAACAGCAAGTAGTGCTGACCCAAGTTCTGCTGACGGAGATTCTTTAGGTACAGCTTCTGCTGAATGGAGTGATTTATATTTAGCGGATGGTGGTATAATATATTTTGGTAATGACCAAGATGTTACATTAACTCATGTTGCGGATGAAGGTTTAACTTTAAAAACTGCGGCTACTGCTAGTGATACATATCCTACTTTAAATATTTATACAGGTTCAACTGATGTTGATGATAATGATTATTTAGGAAAAATTGAATTTAAAGCACCAGATGAAGGTACTGGAACAGATGCTGTAACGGCGGTAGCGTCAATATACGCTAGAGCAGAAGCTGATTTTAGTTCATCTGTAAATAAAACAAAATTAGTATTTCAAACAGCAAATTCTGGTTCTGCTACTGACTCACTATCTTTAACAGGTGATGGTAGAGGAGTATCTCAATACACTGCTAAAATGTGGTGTTCTGCAAATGGACAAGGAACAGTAGCAATAATAGATTCACATAATGTAAGTAGTTTATCCGACCATGAAACAGGTCAACTTGGAATGAATTTTACTGTTAGCATGGGTAATACAAGTTATGCTCCAATAGTAAATGCGTGGCAAGGTTATGCCGCTACTTTTGGTGCTATGGATATTAATACAAGCACTTTTAAAGCAGTGCAATCAAATGGTTCAGCTTATACAGATTTTAATAGAGTAAACGCAATAGTATTTGGAGATGGATAATGAGAATAATTTATAAACAAGCAAGTGGAATAGTTGGAGTTTTAATTCCTGCACCTAAATTTTTAAACCAGTTAACTGGAACTGACGAAGAAAAATTAATTCATATTGCAAATAAAGATTTACCAACTGGTACTAAATATGAAATAGTAGCAGATGATGTACCCCCTACTGATAGAACTTTTAGAAATGCTTGGGAATACGAAACAGGAAGTGATGAAAAAACATCAGCAGATTTAACAGCATCAGAATTAAAAAATTATGGTATGAAGGAGAATTTATAATGCCTATAAAAATAGATATTACAAAATCAAAAAATATTTGGAAAGATAAAATTCGTGTTGCTAGAAAACCAAAGTTAGAAGAATTAGATATTGAATTTACTAAAGCACAAGAAGCTGGTTCAGATACTTCTGCTATAGTAGCAAAGAAAAAAGACTTAAGAGATTTTCCTGCACAAGTAGATAGTGCTACTACTTTAGATGAAATTAAATCTGTATGGGATACAGATAAATTAGGAGATAAATAATGGCAAGTGAAATAAAAGTAGATACTATATCGGAAAAAACTTCAGCTAATGGAATCACTATTGATGGAGTTAATATAAAGGACAGTGCAATTGCTACAGCAGGTTCAGTTCCTTTAACGGCAATAGATATTGATGGTGGTACTGATATTGGAGCGGCTATTGTTGATGCTGATTTATTTATTATTGATGATGGAGCAGGAGGAACAAACAGGAAAACAACAGCTTCAAGATTAAAAACTTATGTAGGTGGTTCAGACCCTTCTAGTGCTGATGGTGACTCATTAGGCACAGCTTCTTTAGAATGGTCAGATTTATATCTTGCTGATGGTGGTATAGTTTATTTTGGTAATGACCAAGATATTAGACTAACACATAATGCAGATAAAGGACTTATAATTAAACACTCAGCTACGGCTGATGATAAACCTGTTATATTAACATTACAAACAGGCGAAACTGACATGGCGGCTAATGATGTTATGGGTAAAATAGAATTTCAAGCACCAGACGAAGGTACAGGCACAGATGCAGTATTAGTATCTGCGGCTATACAAGCAGTTGCTGAAGGAGATTTTAGTTCGTCTTCTAATGCCACTAGGTTAGAATTTATGACAGGTTCTTCTGAAGCCGCTACAGCAAAAATGAGTTTAAGTTCTGCGGCTCTTTTAACTTTAACTGATGCTTCCCCTAAACTTAAAATTCTACCAACAACAAATGGTAATGATGGTGTTTTAGAAATTTGTGGAAGGTCAACTGATGGCTCTCCAACTGAAAATAGAACACAGATAAAAGGAGAGGCAGAAGGCTCAACAGCAAATACTAGAATGAGTTTTCATGTTGAAAATGCAAGTGGTGTTAATGAAAGAATGCGTATTGATAGTTCTGGTCAGTTATTTTTGGGAGTTACAAGTTCATCTGGTTTTAATGGTTCTACTTTTAAAGTTCCAGATGGTTTTTCAGTTTATAGAGATACAAGCACAGGTGGTAATGGAATTTTATTATTTTACTCTGATGCTAACTCAACAGCAGGAAATGTTGGATATTATACAGCTAATGGTGGTTTAGCAAATTATCAGTCTAATAATGTAAACTTATCTGATGAAAGACTTAAAAAAGATATTGTTGATTGTCCTAGTACATGGGATAAAATTAAAAGTCTTAAAGTTAGAAATTTTAAATACAAACAAGATGGTGAGGAGAGAGTCGTTACGGGTTTAATCGCACAAGAAACTGAAACTGTAGATTCAAATCTTGTTAATTCAGAAAATGGTTTATATGGTTATGAAGAGGAACAAAAAGATGGTAAGTTTAAACAAATATATACAACTGATTTATATCATCAAATGCTCAAAGCATTACAAGAAGCACAAACAAAAATAGAAACTCTTGAGACTAAAGTTAAAGCATTAGAAGATGCATAATGATTAAAAATAATTTGTTATTAGTATTCATGTTAAGTTTTTTAGTAATAATTAGTTTACCAGTATGGGGAGATTCAACAAATGATGACAACGATCAAACAAATACTTCAGGCAGTAATACGCAGATTACAGGTGGCTATACGGCTACAACGACAAATAATAATGATGGGCAGACAAACACCACGACATCGACAACAACAAACACGACCACTTCTAATGGGAGTTCCATACCTGTAAACTCAGCTAATGCTCCATCTTTCTCAAGTATGAGTCAAGATGTATGTAGCATGGGTGTAAGTGGAAGTATTAGTACACTAGGTGTAGGTGCTTCAATGGGAAAACATGTCAGAGATTTAAATTGTGAACGCATAAAGCTATCAAAGGTACTATATGACTACGGTATGAAAGTTGCTGCAGTTTCAATTCTCTGTCAAGATCCTAGAGTTCATGCGGCAATGGAATCTGCTGGAAGTCCTTGTCCGTGGAACGGTAAGATAGGAAAAGACGCACAAGAAATGTGGGATAAATACCCAGAACTTCGACCAGACTATGAAGAGTTTTTAGCAAAATCAGAAGCTATAGCTAAAATAGATGAAAGAATACTAAGAGAAGAAGCAAAAGAATTAGCTAGATTAGAAGCAAAAAGATTAGAAAAAGAAGAAGCAGAAAAACAACGATTAGAAGAAGAAGCAAAGAAAGAAAAAGAAAGACTTAAAAGGATAGAAGAAAACAAAAAAATTGTAGAAAAACCTTCTATACAAGTACATGATTGAAATAGTAGTAATGGCATACGCAATTAGTATTGCAGGTGGATTAATTATTATAGCATTAGATATATAATGTTAAGGTATTTATTTGCCTTATTATTAATTAGTTTTAGTCTTAATGCAGAGACAATAAATACAGGTAATATTCTTACTAATTCTACTTTTGGAACAGGCAACACTACAACTACAACTGGTTGGTCAACAAGTGGTGACGATGGTATTCACACTCATGGTGCTTGGAATGGATTTCCATATCAAACAGGTATGGATGATACTGGTGGTGTATTAGCATTTGAAGGACACGAAGAAGATAATGTTTATCAAGATGTAGATTTAGTTGGTGATGGTCATTTAACACAATCAGAAATTAATCAAGGCTTTACCTCAACTATGTCGGCAGATGTATGGTTTTGGAACAGTATTGAAAACACATTTACCCTTAAACAAACTGTTACTTCTTCTGATGGCTCAGTATCTACACAAGTTAGAGAAATAAATGACCATCATCCTAATAGGTCAATGAATGGGGGTACGTTTACAAATTATACAAATGTTTATACTCAAGGCTCAAATACACAAACAGATTTTACAATTAGAGCAGAAGTATATAATGAAACAGCAGGTACAACTTATGATGGCTCTCATCGTGGGCCAGATGTAGATAATGTTTCACTAAATATAGGTTATCAATATATACCACCCATTAATGAAGAAACGCAAGATGTTATAGATGATATTGACCAAGATATTATTGATATAGTAGAAGATTTACCAGAAGATTTTGATTGGAATAATGATGAGTATGTTTGGGAAGATGAATATACTTGGGAAGAAGAAGAGTACACTTGGGAAGATGAGTATTCTTTTGAAGATGAATATGTCATTATAGATGAAGGTTTTAACGATGATTTTTATTTCGAGGAGGAATTAGAAACAATAGATTTTGACATGGATGTGTTTGAAGAACCACCAATGTTTGAAGATTTTAACACAGAAGATATGCCTTCAATGGAAGAAGTATTTTTTGAAGAAGAGTTTATGGAAGAACCTCCAATGATGACAGAGGAATTATTTACAGAAGAGTTTGAGGAGGACTTTACAAGTTTTATAGAAGAAACTGGCATGGAAGAAGAGTTTGAACAGTTTTTAGAAGAAGAAGGTATAACAGCCGAAGAGTTTTTTGAAGAGATAACTGAGGAGGAGTTCAATGACGAACTTACTGAGGAATCTTTTGATGAGTTTGAAGAACCAATGGATGAAATCGCAACAAACGAAGAAAGCTTACCAGAGGTTATTGAAGATAAAGAAGAGGCAATGGAAGAGCCTAATAAAACAGAATCTATAGAAGAAGAAAAAGAAGTAGCAAGTAATGAACAAGATGAAACCAAATCTGAAGAAAAAACAGAATCCGATAGCAAAGGAACTGAGGAATCCGAAGTATCAACAGAGGATGGTGGAGAGCAAGAAGATGTACAATCGGAAGGAAAAGGAGACCTTGACACCGACACAAATATTTCTACGACTGTTGCAAAAGTAGAAAGTAAATTAAAAGAAAATTTAAAGAAAGTAGCAAAACAAATAGCAGAAGCAACAAAACAGAATACAGAGAACTTATCGAAAGAGGATTTATTTTTTAAGAATAATACTTTAAACGCCTATCTCAAAACTGATTTTTATAAATCAAAAGATATTTATACAGACACTAATCTAGATTTTTTTAATCAAATAGATTTAGGCGTTTATTCAAAAGATATTTACACAACTGTAAGTCTTAACAGTTATGTAAGTAATGACCCTGTAGAAGTACACAAAAAAAATTTAGAAAGAATTAACACAAAGAAAAGACAATTATTAGCTGAATTGGAGGCATTAAAAAATGAATAACATGGTAACTAAATTAAGTTCAGTAGCGGCACTCTTAGGTGTTGTAGGAGCAATTGGTGCGGGATTTGTACAATACGGCAAAGTAATGGCAAAAATAGATGAGTTAGATAATCGTAAAGCTGTTATTAATGAAACTGTAGACTTATCTCCACTTGAAGAAAGAATATCAGTATTAGAAGTAGATGTAATTGACAGAATTAATGAAGTAGAAGAACAAATTAAACCTGTAGATTTAACAAGAGTATTTTCAGAAATAGGTAAAATTAGAGAGCAAATAGCTATGCTACCTAAACCTGCTAATACAAAACCTATTTATGATGCTCTTAAAGAATTAGAAGAATATGGTTGGGAATTAGAAGAAGATATTGAAGAATTAAGCAAGGATGTTGCTGTAGTTAAAAAAGAAAATGAATTACAAGATATTTTAATTGAAGAAGTAAAAGCATCAACAAGTAACCCTCTTGGTGGATAATGAAAATTTCAGATAATACAGCAGTTAGTATGCCTATGAGAAATCTTCTCAGCATACTTGCGGCTGTAGGAATTGGTGTGTATAGTTATTTTGGTATCATTGAACGCCTCAATAATATTGAGACAAATGGTAAACTAATGATTTCCGATGTTGATAAAAACACAGAGTTTAGAATTAAATGGCCTCGTGGAGAAATGGGGTCGCTTCCGGCAGATGCTCAACAGGATATGCTTATAGAATTTATGTCTACACAAATTGAAGCAATGCAAGAAGAAATGGAAGGCATGATGAGTAATACTGTAAACATAAAAAGAGCACAACAGGATATAGAAAAATTAATTATAGATAGCGAAAAGCTAGAGGACAAAGTAAGAGCAAATGGAAGTCATTAGTATAATTGTTATGTTTATGTTTGGTAATATGAATGACCAACAACATCAAATGACACAATATATTCCTATGCAATCACTATCATCATGCATGAAAGAAGTAAGATTACTTAAAAAGAAAAACACAGGATATGATAAGGATGCTTTTTGTAGTCCTGCTATTGTAGAAATTAAAAATGATGAAGTAGTAGCTTTATATAATGAAGTACCAGAAGGAGCTACAATGGTTAAAAAAAATATTAGTGTAGAAGCATTTCAAAAATGGACTTTAAAAGCTAAAGAAAAATGGAACAAGGATAAAAGTGATTAAAATATGGTTTATGTTAGTATTAGTATCTATGCCAAACGCACCTTCAGTTAAATATAATGGATTTATATATCCAGATGAAGAAAAATGCCAAGTAGCAAGATATGAATTACACGAAACATATAATAATAAATCTACAGAATATAAATCAGTAACAGTAATAGATTCATATTGTGTAGAATTTGAAAGTTTTCCTATAGCAGGATTGAATAAAATAGAAGAAGGAGCATAATAATATGGCATCAACGTATACAACAAGATTACGTTTAGAAAAACAAGGCACAGGTGAAAATGCAAACACTTGGGGTGACAAAACAAATGATACTTTTGATCTTATTGATGAAGCTATTTATGGTTATGCTGCTAAAAGTGTTGCAGGATCTTCAAATGTTACTTTAACAAATAGTAATGCTACAGCAGATGAATCAAGACAAAGTGTATTAGAATTTACTGGTACATTAACTGGCAATATAAATGTTTTATTACCAACAACAGAATCAAGATATGTTGTATTTAATAATACGGCAGGTAGTTACTCTTTGACTGTAGCAACTACAGGAAACACAGGAACTGGAACTGCTGTTGTTCAAGGTTCTCATGCATTAATGTATAGTAATGGCACATTTGTAAAAGATGTATTTGCAACTGGTGTTAACAATTTAGTTTGTAAAGGAACTCTTAACGTAGCTGGTGCAGTAGAATTAGATGGTGGTAATGTAACTATTAATGAAAGTTCTGCTAGTGTAGACTTTAGAGTTGAATCAAATGGTAATACACATGCTTTATTTGTTGATGGTTCTGAAGACAAGGTTGGAATACTTAATAGTAGTCCTTCTGTTGCTTTAGATGTTACTGGTGCAGTCACTGCTTCTGGAACTGTAACAGGTAATTTATTTAGTGGTAGTGGACAAGATGTAACAAAAGTTGTTCCTGCTGGTGGAATTATTATGGCAGGATTTGCAACTGAGCCAACTAAATCAGATGGTTCTACAAAAAGATATTTATTATGTAATGGACAAGCTGTAAGTCGTTCAACTTACTCAGCATTATTTTCTGCTGTTAGCACAACTTTTGGTGCTGGTGATGGATCGTCTACATTTAACGTACCAGACATGTTAGGTCGTATGCCAATAGGTGCTGGAGCAGGTTCTGGATTAACGTCAAGAACTCTTGGTGCAAAAGTTGGTGCAGAAAACTTAGCAAGTGGTAGTAACGTAGCTTCTGGTAGTAATTACAGTTATGCAATTACAAACCCTGCTACAGGAGTAAACTTCTTTATTGCAACAGAAAAGTAATTATGCCAATTAACAAAATTCAATTTCAACCGGGTTTTGATAAACAAAACACTGAGATAACATCTAAGGGTAAATGGATTGATGGAGACAAAGTTCGTTTTCGATATGGTTTTCCAGAAAAAATAGGTGGTTGGGAAAAAGTTTCAACAACTACTTTTATTGGAGTAGCAAGAGCACAATTAGCTTGGAACTCATTAGATGGAACTGCATATGATGCTTTTGGAACTAATAAGAAATTATACATTTATAATGAAGGTAATTTTTTTGATGCTACGCCAACTCGTTCATCTGCTGATATAACAAGTGTTTTTACCACATCAAGTGGTTCATCAATATTTACTGTAACTCATTCTTCGCATGGTGCTTCAGAAGGTGATTATGTTACTATATCAAGTACAAGTGCAAGTATAGGTGGAGTTTCTGCTTCAACTGTTGATGGAGAATATGAAATAGCATCTGTTCCAACTACTTCAACTTACACTATAGATGTAGGAACAAATGCATCTTCAACAGTTTCAACTACAGGAAATTGTTCTGTAGAATATGAAATTACAGCAGGAAGAGATAAAGCTTTATCTGGTTATGGATGGGGTGTTGGAAAATGGGATGTAAGCACATGGGATACACCAAGAGCAACTTCTAGTGTAACAATTGCTTTAAGAAACTGGGCTTTAGATAACTGGGGAGAAGATTTAATTGCACTTGATATTGATGGTGGAATTTATGTTTGGGATACATCTGGAGGTGTATTAACTGCTTCTAACATAGCTGCAGCAATAACTAATGCTCCTACAAAAACTAAATTTTCTTTAGTATCAAATCCAGATAGACATTTAATATGTTTTGGAACTGAAACAACTATTGGAACTACATCAACGCAAGATCCAATGTTTATAAGATGGTCAGATCAAGATGATTATAATTCTTGGACTGCTACAGCTACAAACACAGCAGGGTCACAACGTATAACTGATGGTAGTGAAATTGTTACTGCTGTTCGTACAAGAGGTCAAATACTTATACTAACAGATACATCAGCACATGGTATGTCATTTATTGGTGCACCATTTACTTTTGGTTTTCAACAATTAGGATCTAATTGTGGAGCAATAAGTCCAAGTTGTGCTGTAGATGTAGGTGGAATTGTTTACTGGATGAGTAGTGATGCTTTTTATAAATTTGATGGTACTGTAAGAAAGATACCATGCACAGTAGAGGATTTTGTTTTTGATAATATAGAGCCTAAACAATATGAACAAGTTTTTGCAGGATCTAACTCTGCATTTGGTGAAATTTGGTGGTTATATTGCACCACAGCATCAAACCAAAATGATAAATATGTTATTTACAATTATCAAGAAAACTTATGGTATACTGGTAGTTTAGGTAGAAGTACATGGATAGACTCTGGTACTTATTCATTGCCTTATGCAACTGAATACGATGGTAGTGCAAATACAACTGTTTATGTACACGAAAATGGAACTGACGATGATGGTTCTACTTTAACATCTTATATTGAAAGTGGAGATTTTGATATAGGTGATGGTGATGAAATAATGTTTATTAAAAGAGGCATACAGGATTTTAAAGATCAAGTAGGTAATGTTAATATAAGTTTAAAATCAAGATATTATCCTAGTGATTCACAAACTACCAAAGGGCCTTTTTATTTATCTACTTCTACACAACGATTTAATCCTCGATCTAGAGGAAGACAAATTGCTGTTCGTGTAGAAAGTAATGGATATGATGCAGTTAACAACGATGCAACAGGAGAAAACTGGAGATTAGGTACTCTACGTTTTGAAGTTCAACCAGATGGAATGAGGTAATATGAAAAAAGGATATCACAGAACTAAAGATGGCAGAATTGCCAAAAAAGGTTTATATTATAATATAAATCAAGCTAAAAAAAAGGGAACGAGTAGACCGGGCAAAGGCACTGTTACTGATAAAGCATTAAAGCAATCAGCTAAAACTGCTTTTAAAAAGAAAAAGAAAAAATGAGAAAAGTACACAAGAGCAAAACAGGTGGCTTAACTGCTGCTGGCAGAGCACATTTTAAAAAAACAGAAGGTGCTAATTTAAAACCTCCTGTAGCTAAAGGTAAAAACCCAAGAAGGGTTTCTTTTGCTGCACGATTTGCTGGTATGAAAGGCCCTATGAAAGATTCTAAAGGTCGACCAACTCGTAAAGCACTTGCACTTAAAAAATGGGGATTTGGATCTGTAGAAGCGGCTCGTAAATTCGCACAAAACAATAAAAAGAAATGAGTAAAATAACTAACGTAAGATTACCTTCACCATCTGTAGAATATAATGTCCAACAAATGAGTGAATTAATTAGAGCAATTGAAACAGTTATATTAACTCTTAATACAAGTTATTCAGCAGAAGAAAACAAACTTGTTATGGAGAGAATGGTTTTTCTATTTGGAGATTAAATGGCAACAACAAATACATATACAAATGCAAAAGCTGTTTTAAGAGGTAATACAACTGTTTACACTGCTCCATCAGCAGGAACGTCTATTATAAAATCTATACGAGTTTCAAATATAGAAGAGTCAAACGATAGAGATATAACACTTACAGTTACAGATAGTTCTTCTGTAGTGTACTATTTAGAACTAAATAGAACTATACAAAAAGGAAGTTCACAAGAACTTTTATCAGCAGGAAATATGAAAGTAGATTCAGCAGATTCTTCTGTTAGTTCTTCAACACCTATAATATTAAAATCATCAGAGGTTTTAAAGGCAACAACAACAGGAAGTGATGTACACATCATAGTATCAGTATTGGAGATGACGTAATGGCAGGAATATCAGACATAATAGGAAATATAAAAAACTTTTTTCAACAAAGAAAAGAAGCAGAATCTAGACCAGTAATGAAACCAGAAGATGAAGGTAAAACATTTGGTCAAGGTGAGTTCTATTATGATGATCCAAACTTAATTAGATTTATACAACAAAAAGCAGATCAGAATGGAACAAGTTATCAAGAAGAATTGATGAAATATGTAGAAGAGGTAGAAGGTTTTTATAGAGACAAAAAAGCTGAAGGTGGCATAGCATCAATACGAGACTTTACTGGTGGTGGTGGTGTTAGTGGGCCTGGTACTGGAACATCTGATTCAATACCAGCAATGTTATCTGATGGTGAATTTGTAATGACAGCAGATGCTGTAAAAGGCTTTGGTGGAGGAAGTAGAAAACAAGGAGCACAAAAACTTTATGCAATGATGGAGAAAGCAGAGAACAGTGCTAGAAATAAGAGACGTAGCTAAAGATGATTTTATAG